ATGTTTGACTAATGGCTTCGAGCGGGTCGACTAGTTCAGCACGATCTTCCTTCTTACGAGCATTCAAAGTCGCCATTGTATTAAAAAAGGAACTATCATCAAATTCTTTTGGTGATAGCCCCTCAGTCAATAATTGTTGAGCTAGCAAGTTGAAGTCTTCCTGCTGGTTTTTCAACTTTAGGACTTCCTTTTTAAGCTCACCGTTACGCTTGTGCCGGCTTATTTTGACGACTTAGCGTCTTCAATGGCTTTACGTTGCTTCTGTTCAGACAACTTAATATCAGCGTCTGAAATATCATTTAAACGCATAATTAGGTAACCAACACCTTCGCCAAACCGTTCAATTGAGATAGTATCATTAATTGTTTCCATTTGCTGGTCAGTGTAGCCCATGACACGTTGCACAAAATCGGCCATTTCATCTTGCAATTCTAAGCCGTTTTTCATGGCATCTAGTTCAGTGATTTCTTTTTCAGTATCTTGTGATTCCAACATACCAATTTGAACCTTAGTAGCTAATCGAATGATATTATTAGTTGCTGTTACATTGGCCGTCTTGTTGATTTTAAAATAGTTTTTAGCGTTGATTTTCATAATTACTTGTACCCCTTTATTTTAGTTATGTAAAAAGGCCACCCAGTTGAGGGAAGCCTTTAGATAATTATTGACCAGGTGTTACAACGGTTGTTGCACTAGTTGTTCCGCTTACCGGTTTGGTATAGCCACCAAATACTTCGGCATAAAGTTTGTCTAAATCAAATCCAGTATCAGTTGACTTGGCAATCATATAAGGTTGTTGTACGCCATTGGCAGCTAAGAAAATGTTTGGCTTCAATGGTGTTAAGACGGTACCATTTAATGCTGTTGAGTAAGCTGCTTCACTGTTAGTATCAGTTGAGTTGTTAGATGCTTCTTCAACAAATTCAATGTTATTGAAGCATTCATAAATTGAGATGTCACCATCTAGTGATTGTGATTCAGCAATCATTGCAACATGTGGCTTAGGTAGTTGACGTACCCATGCACCTGTAGTAGAACTTTGTGTAAACCCTTTAAGCATTTGATTAATCTTAAAGTCTAAGTCTAAAGCGGTTAAAGCCAGCGTAGGCATAGACTTACCATAAGCCGTACGTTTGATTTGTCCGTTTCCCCAACCTGCTACTCCGGCTGCTTCAATGGCAGATACGTTGATTTGACTGAAACCTTCGCCATTATGATCGGCAACATAGATTCCGTCAGTAGATAGGCCTTTTGTAGCGTCTTTAATTAAGTCACCTTTATCGTCTAGTAAAGCAAAAGTTGCTTTAACAATATTATGTTTTGACATTTATATCTCTCCTTTAAATCATTTCATTTTTAGTTACGTAAATTGTTTTGGTCAATTGGTTGGTATCTGGGTCAGTTGTGTGGTGCTGACTAGATACAATTAACCAGCCAGCATCTTTAAGAGTTTTCATCAAAGCTATCTCAGCTTCAATCGGATTAAAGTCATTGGCTAGGTCAATCTTATAAAATATTTGAATTTCAACACCCATGGCTATGCCTTTAAACGTGCTGTTTGCATGATAGGCCGGACTTGAATCAGTCTCTTGTAATAGCATGACTGTAATATCAGTGTTGTCTAAATCTTCACGAGGTATTTCATTCAAGTAGACTTTATCAACCCATGTTAATTTGAGGGCATTAACTAGGCTGGCTACCTGTGATACTGGTAATAACACTAGTCATCGTCCCCTTTCTTATATTCATCTAACATGGCGTTAAATACATCATCTTGTGATTCAGCTAGGTTCTGGTCAACAAAGTGGTCAGCTTTAATGTGCTTAGTGCCATCATTTAACCGCCTAGCATTCATGTCATGATACTTGTTAGTCCACCCGACAATTGAACTACCATCATGTTCACCGTCTATGTCATTGCTGTTATAGCTTACATTGTCAGCCATATGTCCGTACTTCTCGTCTTTATGTGAGCTGTAATGTTTCTTCCGTGTGACTTCTGTCAAGTTATCAGCTAACTTTTTAGCACCAGCTGCGGTTATTTTTTCTTGTTCAGCTTCGTTAGGGACTAGCTTGTGAACATCCTTAAGCCAGTCTTCTAATTGGTCAACTATGTTATCGTTTGCCATGGCTAAGCCCCCTTAGTAACCTGTTTTAGCGTTAAATAATCGCAAGATAGATAATTACTAGAATCATCAATGCTGTCATTAATGACATCGTAAAGTTTGCCTTTATACTGACATTTAATGCCTTCACAAACTTTAGGATTATGCCTAATAATGACCACTACTTGCTCCAATTGTTCGGCTGTAAGTTGATACGAAGATGCAATTGATCGTGTATAGGGTGCACAATATAAACTAAACTGACTAACAAATGTCTGTTTACTAGTTCCATTAATAGGATTTTGAACAGTTTTAACAGTGCCAATCTGTATACGTTGGTTAAAGTCAACCGGAGTTAACTTATTAATTGCCATTGTCGTTCACCTCATCCTGCTTTTGGTTATACAGGCCTCGCAATTGGCCAATGATTGAATCAACAACTAAGTCAACTGGATTAACAGTGTTTGAAGTGATTGATGTCCGGTAGTACCAGTATGAACCAGCTAAGGCGTAAACAGCAGTTTCAAACAAGTTGCTCACGCCTTCCGTTTCATAGAAACCCGGAACACTATTTTCGTCCCCTATGGCCTGTTTAATGTAGCTAGTGGCTGCTGACAAATAGCCTTTTAACAGCTCGTCGTCATCATCCCCATCAATTCGCAAAGATGATTTCAATGTTTCTAAATTGGCTGCCACTTAAATCACATCCTTACTTAGCCGCCCAGCTTATCACTGTACCGTGTGTTTTATTGGCGACATAATTGACTAATTACTTACTGGCTGTTGCTGGAGCAGCACTTGCTGCAAAGTTTGCTGGTTGGTCAGCAATTTGGCTGAATGAACCCGCAACAAAGGCTTCTTTATCAGTTGGTTCAACGTCAAAACGATCAATTACACGAATCTTGGTTTGGTCTTTTTCAAAAGCACCACCGCCGATATTAGTCGTTAACAATGACGCATTTTCTCGGTCAAATAAAGTAACCGCTTGTGATAAGTCACCATAATACAATGGATAAACTGGGGCTGCTGCAGTTCCAGCAGTAGGCAACCACTTGTCAGCTACTTCTACAATTCGCTTGCCATGGATTAAATATTGGTCTGGTTGTGTTGGGTCTGGTTGCAATAGGTAACGTCCCATAGCATCCTTAACTTCGGAAAGCACATTTAAGCCTGAAGTATTTGTCATTAAGAATGATGTTGCCTTAATTGCTGGGTCAACAGCTGTATTAATCATGGTAATAATGTCATCGAACTTAGCTAAGGTTGGTTTCTTAGGTGCTTCGTTCATCGCCCCAATGATTTTAGTATTGCGAGTAACAACAACTTTCTTAGCAATCCATTGCGACAACCAAGTCATGATGTTGTCAACTGTATCTTTGAGTAACGAATTAGTGGCAGTAGTAATACCAGCATAACGATGAATCGTATATTTGATGATGGATAGCTTAGGATCATCATTGTCACCAATAGTAGCTGTTTCGTCATCTAAGTCAGCTAGTGGAGTAACGTCAGTCCACTTTTCGTAAACTCGTGACCCAGTTTGAGTTGTAACAGCTTCTCGGTTAACGTATTGTTGCAATGAATCGTATTGACGAACAAGCGTATTAATTGCTGTTTGAATATCTTGAGGGATAGTCAAACCAATTGCGTTGCCGCCTTCGTCAGTAGATGAAGTTACCAAGTTCATAACTTTAGGGTCACCTTTAATCATGCCTTGGAAGTTCTTAATGAACTCAGCTTTGATGTCTTTTTCTTTATCATCAAGTGGGGTTTTGTCCTTATCCTCCATATTGACAATTTCTTGAGCTTTACGTTCTTCTTCTAATTGTTCATGTAAAGCGTCACGACGAGCAATCGCATTATCACGGTCTTGTTTCATTGCTTTAAATTGGTCTTGATCAAAGCTGTCGTCAAGAACAGCTGCGTTTAGTTTGTCGTTTAAGTCTGATACCTTTTGACCTTGGGCAATCCAAGCGTCATTGATTGTGTTAATATTAGCCATTAGTTGGCCTCCTTTTGATTTTTTTCAAATAAAATAGCCAATTTGCTGTTTCGTAATTCAGCAGATTGACTATTAGTAGTATTTTCTTCTTTAGACGGCTTAGCTTTATCCTTATCCGCCTTGTAAATTAAATTCATTAGCTTATTAACTGCAGCTTTAGGTGGAATATGTGAAATGGCATTCACCGGTTGCAATTGTTGATCATTAGCAAACATAATTTCGTCAGCGAAGCCTTTATCGACGGCATCACTAGCGGTTAACCATGTTTCATTGGCCATTAATTGTAGTAAGTCGGCTTGATCCATGCCAGTTTTGGCTTCATAAGCGCTGGCAATTGACTGATCAATGCCATTTAAAACACTGGCTTCATGCTCCAAATCGTCAGCATTACCAGCTGGTTGTGACCAAGCCTTGTGGATCATAATTTGAGCAGTTGGTGAAATGTTGATATGATCACCAGCCATCGCAATCACGCTGGCCGCACTAGCTGCTAAGCCTTGAATGTTAACTGTTACATTGCCAGCATAATTTTTTAGCATAGTGTAGATTTCACTAGCTGCAAAAACATCGCCACCATTGGAAGCAATATCAACTTCAAGTGCTTCATCATCACCATCGTCATCATCATCATTTAAAATGTCAGCAACACCCGAAGGCGATACTGCTGGCATTCCAAAAAACTGATAGAAACCGGCTGTTTGATCATCAACAATATCACCTTTAATCATCACTTTCTTTGTCATCATTATCACCTCCTTTTTCTGATTTAGCAGCAGGCATTTCATCTGGGAAATAACCAGTCTGCTGTAGTAACCAAGTTGCTTGATTGTTAGCAATTGTGCCATCTTTAGTTAGCCCTGATAGGGTAGCTGCAAACGAGTCTCCCAACGGGTCGACAGCAGTCCGTATATTGGCTGTTATCTTAGCATTAAGCTTATTATCCAACTCAGCTAAAATCGCCTGTAAATAGCGATTAAGGGCGTTGGTGTACATGCCTTTAATTTGGTCGATATTACTTTGTTGGTCACCTTGGCCATTCAAATAGCTATCAGGAATGCCAAAGACTTTAGCAATTTGCTTACTCGTCCAATCTGTTTGACTTAACAGTTTAGTAACATCGGCTTTCATTTCTAGTGGCTTGTACTCTTCAAGTTGATCAATAACTACTGGACCACCGTTTGAATTGTTCACCTGTTTCATGAAGTTGCGTGAACGGCTAGCCTTCATTTTCTCGCTTAGCAGTCCACCATGTTGAATAGATAGCACACCAGGAGCACTAATTGAACGTGCTAATGCAGCTAACGTTAAACTATTAGATGAACTCTTGACTTGTAACTCATTCGATAATGCTTTTAATGGACTGTTACCTGTCATACCGCCATCGGTACTAGCCCAGCGAATATGAATCATGTCAGACTGCGGTACATATTGAAGAACACCCAAATCAGGCTCATCAAAGGTAATCGTATAGGTTAAACCACTGCCATCATCTAATAAGTAGGTTTGCACTTGGCTAGGTCGCAAATATTCCCAGCGTAAATCTAAACCGTTAGGATTGCGCCAGCGATATGCAAAACATTCACCACCCAATAACAATTGGGAATACATAGACTGCCAAAACGTATGTCCGTTAGCTGTCGTGCTGGGATTGTTTAGAATCCCTTGTGCTCGTGGCATATTGGCCGTTAACTGTATCGTAGCTAAGTCCCCAGATATTTGATTAACCGCTGAATAGATATCCGAATTTTCCAAAGCATCCTTGGCACTAACATATTCATTACTACCAGTTGGCGACAAAAAGTTAACAACGTTATCATCTTCAACCGGTACACTTTGAATATTAGTTGAATTATTGATTGCTGTTGGTGGTTCAAAAAAAGGCATTATTAATCACCTCCTTTTTGGCCAGCGGTTACGACTTCTGAAAGCCAACCAACTAAAAACAAAGCTACAGCAATTGCTAGAACACCTTGTGCTTGACCAAATAAAAAGGCTGCATATACTCCAGCAATCATACCTAGAATAAAGCACAACACATCAAAGTAACGCCAGATAGTTGCAAAAAATTGTTTAAAAATCATTCATATCATCTCCTAGCAATCCCGATTCCGGGTTATTAAACCATTCAAGAACTTGTTTTTCGTTCATACGTTCGACCTGTTTATCAGGATTGTTCACATCTGCAAAGTCTTCAAAGTGATACATGGCTTGGAATAAGGCGTCAATTAACGCATCAACTACATCAATCTTCAATGTGGCCTTAGCTTTATCGACTTGAATACCAATTTTATCTTCATAAATTTCAGCATTTAGTAACGCCTTTTCCATAATTCGATCATCCAAGCGGTCGACTGAGCCTTCAACAAACATTGTCTGCAAAAACTTAGTTGGATCTTTCAATTCACTAGTTCGCTGCCGAATGGCTTGCAACGGCCATCCTGAATTTAAATCTAATTGTTTAATTGTAGGCGTTAGTCCCCAAGCGTCATAACCAAAGAAAACAACTTCCAGTCGATGTTGCTCAACAAATTTAAGCAACCACTGATAAACCTGCTCATCATTGATTAGTCCTTGTGGGTGGCTACTAATTGTGCAAAATCCTTTTTTAGCTAAGTCCCGATAATTAATACCGTCTTGCTTTTCTTTAGCTTCAATCGAACCGGCTTTCTGCCATGGGATAAAACTATGCTGATAAATAAACCATCGTGGTTTACCATTATTATCACGATAAGGGAATACAAACGCTAACGCCGTGTTATCACTAAACATCGAGTAGTCAAAGCCAATATAGACTTGCCGATCATCAAAACTAAACGATTGCACAATGGCTTTTTCAACGTCAGGCAGTTTCAAGAAGCTGTCAGTTGATTGTTCTAGCCACAAGTTAAGGTTTTTGTTTTGAAAGTCGTTGAGTGTGCCAGACAAAGCGTCAGAATCACGCTTATCCGTCAAGCCGTTTAGCAAAACTTCTCGTTGACTTGGTAAATCTAGTAAGGGATTACTTTTAACCCACGTATCGGGCTTGTAAGTTTCATTCAAATCATCCTGCGACCAAATAAGTCCCAAATATGTATCAGCATCACGCAAATAATCCTGTTCCATGGCTTGCTGAATCATACGCTCATCATCATGGAATGGTACGGTTGGATCGGGATAAGCCGTTGAAATTTGAATAAATTGCTTATTGCGCACCTTAACTTGGCCTGACACAATTTTAGAAATCTTCTGCCGTGTCTTAATTTCACCAATTTCATCAAAAATAGCCGTTGTAAAATGAAACGAGTCGTACTGACCGGCTTCATGACTGATTGCTCGCAGCTTGTTGTTGTTACTGCTCATCACAACTTGGTCAGATTGAGATGACAATGTCCGTGTATCTAATCCACTATCTTGCATTAGTGTTTTAAATGGTTCAATTGTTGCAATCTTGGCTAACATTGATTTAATGTAGCCCAGAATCTTGCTAGTTTGTTTGTAATTAATGGATGAAACTAAATAGTCTTGGTTAGATAGTCCTAGTGATTCAATTAGGAAACTATATGCAGTGATAATCGCCATAAGGTAAGTTTTACCTTGGCCACGTGAAACGGAAACAATAGCCCGTGAGAAACGCTTACCACCGTCATCATTACGCCAGCCAATTAACATAGCCATAATGAACTTTTGCCACGACATTAGTTTAGTTGGTTCACCTGTATCAACGTTCGGACAAATGGAAGCAAATTTAAGCACTTGATCCACTCGCTTTACCGAATAAGCAAAGGGAAAGTCAACGCTACCTTGCCGTTGCAAATCTCTAATATGGCGGAAAGCCGCTAACTTAATCAAATAACCAGTAGTTGTCTTCTGATCTAAAACATCTAAAGCGTACTGAGTTCCTGCGTCTGTATATTGTTGGCGAATGGCTGAGCAGTCTAATGCTTGATAAGCTCCAATAACATCATGGGTTTGGGTTAAATCAATCTTCATTATTACCCTCCTAGAAATTCTTTCATGCGATCGGCGACGCTTCGCTCGTCTTTGTGGTCATCTAAGTTTAACTTGATCAAATCACTACGAGATTTTGGCGACAATCCCAGTTCAGCGCCTAGTTTAGTCAGATTTTTAACCGCTGAGTCGTAAATTTGAGTCATCGGGTTTCGTTTGTAGCCCACGAAGTCTTGACCAATTTTTGTACCAGTCTGATCTTGCAACGTTTTATAGATTGCTTGGACTTCACCGTTTTCCTGAATATGTTTATACGCATTGCGGTAAATCTCGTATTGGGAAGCATATTGCTCTACAAGCCCGCTATCAATGCGCTTAACAGGGATATTGTCTTCTAAAAAGGGAACTAATCGACGCCAAACGACCTTAGCCTGCCTGCCTAAGTAAGCTGGCGGTGTACGTGATAACTGCCCGCCGTTGACGTCTTTATCCACTTTTTTCATTTTATATGCCTCCTTTCATCGTTTGGTGACCCCCCTACCTAAAAATTTTCAAAAATTGTTTCTATCACACGCGAATTCCAATGTGTGTGCTCTCCCCTGGGCATATAAGGGGCGGGGGGTTGTTTTAATTATCGTCTAGTACAATTACACTAATAAATTTAAAGTCGCTTAAATCACACGATAGGCACTTATAAATTGACTAGTAATGACCAGCTTGATTCTTTTACAAACTTATAGCCTTTACTTTTTAGAACCTGCTCCAGCTTTCTCTTTTGATTGGGATTAAAGCTCATAAGATCAATGCGAACCTTATCATCATTCTGTAAAGCAGCTGTTTCAATTTCACTCTTAACACATTCGATTTGTTTATCGGTTAGTTCTTGTTGCATTGCTGATTTAACTACTTTGTGGTCAGGAATCTTATCATATCTGTTATTCATGTCTGTTACTATCCTTTCTATTTTCTTAGCATCTGACTAAGGTGTTCATGTTTAAGTTCTGATTGTTTGATTGCTTTGGCAACTGTTTCAGTATCAATGGTTGCATCTGATTTACCAATGAACTCAAACGGTGCAATAGACTGATCAAGTACGACGACATCTTCGGCCGTGTGAACTTGTTGACGCCATTGCTTTCTAATAACATCCTTTGCCTTCGCATCAACAAAGCAGTCAGTATTCAAGCAAATAATCCACAGATTAATTGATTCAATATAATATGATTTCAATATCTTCACTCCTCATTCATTAACACAACGATTGACGATACATCATTGATTGGTGTTACGCTTTGTAACTCGTTGCCTTGCCCAGTGCCATAGTATGATTGTTCCCAGTCTGTCTTAGCCCGATGGCAACTCCCACAAATTACAGCTAAGTTAGCAATGTTAGCTTTCAGTGTTTCGTCAAACTCAATCGGGACAATATGATCAACCGTCTTAGCCGGTGTAATAAGTCCTTGCACTTTACAGTAAGCACATAAGTAATGGTCACGCTCTAGGACTTGTTGTCTTAGGTGTGACCATTGCCTTGTTCGATAGAAACTGTATTGCTGACGCTTATCTTCATTGCGATAGCGAGTGACTGTATTGTACTTGTGTGTGTATTGTTTATCATTACTACGTGCCCAACGTTGCCGACTAGCCAAGTATTCAGCCTCATGTTCATAGTGTTGCTTACAATAGTGGTCAGGGAACACAACCATTGCATGGCAGTTAGGATAGCGGCATCTTCTTGTCCTTGGCATATTGCTTCCTCCTAATAATAAAAAGCCACATAACGCTATCGTCGTGTGGCCTTAGTTATAAATATGAGATGGTAAGGATTTGCACCTTACATGACTGTGTCGGCATAGGGAATAAATCCCGTCATCCTAACACCGCTCCGATAGGTTCACAGTCTCTGTCATTGTGTTATAGCGTCTACCTATTCCGCCACATCTCACTGGTAGTTGTCCCCGATGGTGTCCGAGTAGGACTTATGATGGCCTTTATGTATCTCCGCCATACTCTTTTGTGCTTGCTTATCCGTAGCTACCAACTACGTCAAACATACCAGTAATAAGACTGTAAGGAGTCGAACCTTACTAAGCACAAAGATTCCCCATTGTCTTTTTGTCGAAAAGAATTGTTAGCTTAAAACCGTTAGTCTCTTTTGAAACTACCCAAATTTCACCCAATCAAAAGAAATGATTAATTATAGTTCGTTTATTAGTTTTATATGTTGTGTCTATTTATCAATTCTTTCGATATTAACAATATAAGGCGAACACTATTAGCATTACATTCCGATTTTATTCGTTTATTGGCTATCTTTGAATACTCTTAAGTCTTCAACGTCCGCAAATGCCCACGAAAATTGTAATAAAGCTTCATTGAATCGTTCCCAGTTGTGTGTGTTATTGTAACCAGTTAAGTCTTCAATCGCTGTCCAGCTTAGCTTTTTGAAGTAGCGTAGTTCCAACACGTGCCGATGCTCTCTATCTAGTCCTGAACATGACTGCAATACCTTAGCTAGTAAGTCCTTAGCTTGAGCATGTGCTGTGAGCTTCTCTTCATTGCTATTGTCTACTCCATGTACTGAAGGCATACCACTAATTACTGGCGATTTCATATCAACATAAGCTACGTGTGCCATATTCTGAATCGCTGGGAACTCTACTTCAAAAAAGTGTTTCACATTCTTGATAGTCTTTTTATCGTCAAGTTCTGGTATTAATGGCACGGTTTCCTACCTCTCTTTTTTTGTGAAGATCTTAATATCAAAATCCCTAGCTACCTTATTAATATAATCTTTACTACGATGCATCTTTCTACTTATCTCAGCAAATGTTAACCCCTGACCTGCTAGATTAGCCACCTTGACCACATCAATTTGGCGTTTTCTCTTTGCTTCTCTTCTACGTCTTTCCCACTTATCACTAGGTCGTTTAATAGCTGAATCTGTCCTATATCCCATCAACTCCGCTTGTTCTGCCAGTGCTTGACAAAGTTCACAATCGCAGTATAAATTACTAGTGTGCCCTGCATCCACAACGGCATCTAGCCGACGATTAAGTTCTTGGGCTTGTTCTTTTGTTGGTCTAACTCTCTTCTTAACTTTTGACATAGCGTTTATTCCACCTCTTCATAAGTCTTCTTAAAGATTTCATCAGCAATAGCCCAATATTCGCCCTCTACCCCTGTAGCAATCCAGTCACCTACATTTACTTCAAGATTACCTTCAAGCGTAGTTATATATACCTTTTCAGGGTCAATATGACTGTTAAATCTAAAGGCATCACTACCATCAATTAGACGATACTTTTTCATCATTTCTTTAGACCCATCAAACTGTTCAGCCTTGATAGTGGCTGTTTTACGATATTCTTTTAACATTTTTTGTCCTCCACGTTAATTTTGATAATCGGCTTAAAGTCCTCAATCTTTTTGCTTGTTTTTTCCAGTTCTGTTAATGCCTCATTAAAAACGTCTGTATCTTGTTTTTGAAAGGCTAGTTGTAATGTCATGTGAAGTATCTCCAAGGTGGTTGCAATTTCACGTGGTTCATTCATATTGCTGTATTCATATTTCATAATTAATCCTCCAATTTTTCTGCTAGCTCTTCTAGCTCTGCTTCAACCATCGCTCTAAATTCAAGTTGGTTCGCTAAAATAGTTACACCAAGTTCTGTCGGCTCTAAAAGATATTTATTTTGTAACTGCAATGTTCCAATTATGATTTCTGATATCATTTCACCTGTCGCATATCCGTCAGCGTATGTTGGTAACACTTCATCTATAATGAAATTTTTGACTTCTGTTATTTCTGAATCAGTAATCTTCTGCCTCCTCAAGTTGTCCACTTTCAACACCCAATATTTCTAAAATTTTATTACCTACTTCTCTTGTGAAGACTGGTGACGATTCTTTGACACCCAAACTATCATCAATCACAAACACTGCTTCAATATTTTCAAATCGTTGGAAATATAGTTTACTATCTATTTTTACTCGATACTTCTTTTGTTTCTCAATTTCATAACCATATAACAATGCTTTGAGTAGTAATCTCTGATTATCATGGTTTTTAAGCCAATCTATGTGTTTACCATATCTAATAGCATCACTATACATAACAGATATAGTAGCTAGATTAGATGGTTGTGCTGCTTCTCGAATCCAACTAGCCACAAACTGTGGAATAATTGCTTTCTTTGGTTCGTCTAACTTTTCTGCTAAATCAACAGCATAATCCAAACCATCATAATATCCAGAACCATAGCCGTTGTCTTCTGCCTCTTGAGCGTTATCATCTTCCTCTTTTTGAAGTGTTTTTACATACTCATCTTTAGTCATCTAGTCGCCCTCCTAAATTTTTCCTTAATTATGTAGCCTTATGATCTAGATCTTTTTTGCCTTAGTTCGGGATAAGTCTTACGTAATGCCCTAAGGTCAAAATTCACCGTACTTCTTGCAATCTGTACTCTACTTGCAATTTCAGCGGTATTTGTAATTCCTTGTCTGAACAGTTCCTCAACCTTTTTTCGCCGATCAATAAGTTCTGGTTTATCTTTACCACTTCCATACACTTCAATATCACGGCTAGAATTTTCCATAGTTATTCTTCGGTATTCTTCATACTTGCCTTCATCCAATAAATCATTTAAGTATTCTTTTTTTGACTTGATAGTCTTCGCTTTCACAATCACCATGACTTCTGGAGCATCATATTGGCTTACCATATGTCCATCTGCTTGAGAGCCCTTGACGAAGTTATCTAATCGCCATTTGTTCAAATCAGAAGCATTTTCTGCTTCGTAATATACTTTCTTGGAGACATTTCCAATTAATCTAAACATCGTTTATACCAGCTTTCTTTATATTTCCTCCACTTTAAAACTAAGTTCGACACCAACTCTTGCCATAACAGTAGCTAGATCAATTGCTTTACGCTTAGCGTCTTCTTCACTGGCGAACATAATCGCCTTGTTTTTCGGTGCATTCCATGAAACTTGGTTCATGTAGCCTGTATCATTTTGATTCTTCAACACGTAAAACTTGTGCTGCTTGACCTTGAAATTAATTTGTTCACCAATTGGACTAATCGCAGCGTGTAAAATATCTGCTTTTTGTTTTGCCTTTTTCCACTTGCTAAAAGGAGTAGCATATCTAATATCGGTGTACTGGTGTGCTTCCGCTCCTAACTTTCGGTAATATTTTCTATTGGTTGTATTCTCGATTACGTACATTATTTTCGTTCCTCCTAGTTAAAATTGCGTCTACGCCATTCTTGATACTGTTCTTCAAGTGCTTCTTTAATCCGATCTAATTCTCGCAAAGTGTAATCATTGCCGTACAATTCACGGATGATATCCTCTGTTGTCATTTCTGTAAGTTTTTTCATATGATTATTAATCTCCTTAATTCCTCTAAAATGGTAGTAATATTTCTGCAATCACACGGTTAAACTGCTTACTTGTTAAATTGTTCATCGCTCTGTGTACGTCTGGACGCTGATTAACTAAATAGTTAGTGTGGTTATTGATCCAAA